AACGGTCCTAAAGCATACATCGGCAACAAACAGTGTGGCGGTGAAGGTTATGTTCGTACCAACGATTACGGCATGTTCAAGTTAGTCAACCGAGAGCAATTCTCTCATGCAAACTTTAACAATAGTAAGTTCTCTTGTGCCAGTTGACGGGCTGGACACCATCGCTTGATTTCCGTACCCTTTAGCCCTATATTGGCCACATGGAAAACAATTCAACCATGACAGTCACACAAACCAAACCACAATTTCTGACTGAAGCACTCATCGAAGTGTGCAATAATGAGTGGAAAGTTCTTTCACTTGAAAATGGTCGCTCTGTTTATACTCAACTTGAGATGGAAGTTGGTCGCAAATATATCAAAGTTTGGTCTTATCTTGTTAGCGGTAGTGAGAGACTTAATGGCAATTCTTGCTGGATGTTTGTTGATAAGAATACTGGCGAATGTTACAAACCTGCTAGTTACAAAGCACCTGCAAAAGGTGTCCGTTATCTGATCACTCAACTGGCAGATAATCCTCACATTTGTGATCCCTATGGTTCGTTCCTGTATCTCTGATTATGTTCGCTGACACTAACAAACAACTTCGCAAACTTTCTATCTACAAACCGATGCAATTTCAAGTCACACAAATTGATTTTGATTTTGATGATGCCATGACCGTTGATGATAAACAGGAAGTATTTGATGAGGTTGTTGGTAACATTTGGGAAGCAATCGATGAAGAAGATTTAGTTGATGAGATCACAACTGCAACAGGTTGGTGCATCAATTCCATCGATTATCGTCACATTCTTAACTGAAACTCATGATTACATCCAAGAAACAAATGCTCAACGTGATGAAAAATTGCGAGGGAGCAGACACACTCACAAGGGAGGAAAAGTTTCGAGTATTTGTTAGAGTCTGCGACAACATGTTAGCAGATGGAAGAATGACCAAAGCAACTCACAAACGATTCACGGAGATTTGGTGACATGAAATGGGAAGTTAAACTTTACGTTGGCGGCAAAGTTTTCACAGAGGAAGTTTATGCCAGCTCACATCGTGACGCTAGAGAAACAGCTACGGCACGCAATCCTAGGGCTAAAGTAATAGGAATTAACCCGATCGTGGGCAGTTGACTGGCTGTCCACTATCCCTTGATTTTGGCACCGTCTAGCCCTATATTGGCCATGTTGAGAGATTTCACCACATGCAACTCACTTCCAAAGATGGCAACATGGTTGTTGACTTCTATCCCGTCAAATTTGCAACGGGTGAGATTCACAATCGTCTGATGCTCAAAGTTGTTACTTTCATGGGCAAAACTCAATCCAAGCGTTATATCAACAAGAAAGATTTTCAGTATGAGTTTGATTCCCGTACTCATGGCTATGGTTATCAAGTAACCGACGA